CCCACTTACGCCGCAATTTAACACGCGGCCTCTCAGACAGGAAACCTGACTCCCATAGGGTATCAGGCCGTGGATTTTCCACGAAATACTGTAAGAGAGATTGGGTGTTATCTCTCCTAGTTTTCTTGGCTTTCGCCACGACAACTGGAGCTCGATACCTAAAGGCGTGGTAGTCGCTGTCCCATTTACACTGATGCGTAAACGGATCGCGATTTCCCTCCATAAAGGTAAAGAGTGATAAGCACCCCTCCTCATGACCAGAAAGTGGCTGGCGGTCACCAAGGACTACGTCCTTGATGGCTTTAGCCATTCTCTTGTCGGGGAACCACCAGGAGTTACCGGAGACTGGAAGGTCTCTAGCAGCCCAATGGCTCCCTAACAGGTCAATGACAGCCTTCGCTGCGTGGAACAAACCACAACGATGGAAGTTATTACTAACTTCCACTAGCGATACGACTGCATTCGGAGAGTGGGATAACTCCTCATCGCCGACATAGGCGAACGTACCACAGTCAGAGAAGATGATCTCTTCCGTGAGGTACGCCGGGGTTACATCGTAACCTCGGAACGCATCCATTCCACAGGATTCCCTAAAGTTTCCTGTGAAGTGCGTCTTCGACATGTTAACTCTCATCCCAAGTTGGGACAAGAGTCCGATGAGCGAGTAACACGCCTCGACGGGGATGATGATATCATCCCCGAAGACACGGACCTCCTTAGCGGCCTGTGCGAGATTGGCCTCCGTTACACGGAGCCCCCTCTCATGCAAAATGCAAGCTATGCTCGCAAGCGCATAAAACACAGACTGTATAGGGAAGGTCACCGCAGACCCTTGGTGTGAGAACTTCTTCATACGAAGATAGTTGCTCTCACCACCGAGGCCGCAATCCACCCAATTCGAGCGACAGGCATCAAGTGCCTGAAGCAGATATGGGTTTCTACGGAAAGTCCGCTCAACTATGGAGCAACTCAGGAGATCGCTGGCCGATTTAAGGTCAACGGTCGCCCTCTTGCCATCTTTGGATGCTAACAAAGCACCCTGGCGAGAAGGTTCCTGACTGGAGAAGCTAATTGAATGCTTCAACCAGAAGGGCAGGTGGTCTCTCAACCACCTGAGTATCCCTTGTTGGATCCACTGGTTGCAAGTAGGTTCAGACGCAATAAGCCTAGGACCCTTCAAGGTCTTTGGCACCGCCATTAGTTTGGCGGGGACAATCGCGTCATCCAGCTGCGCCATCTCTCCCACAGTGTTGTGGTTGGGAAAGGCGAAGTCTTCCGGTGGGAAGACGCTGGCGAGTCGGGCTGGCCAGCTCGGAAATTCGTATTTATCGAATCCGAACTTGCCGTCTGACACTGAACCTGTGCCGTGTCTTGGCACGATGTCATCGGCTCGGAATACCCCAAAGGCGACAGAGGCTCGATCACAACACTCTTGGAGTGTAGTGAGGAGTTTTCCTGAAGCATATCTGGGAATCCCGAGGTCAAGTTCTCTAGTTTGAGAACCTGACAGACCGAAGTCGCGGAAATGGCGCCGGTTGCTATAAGCAATCCAGCGATCACAGTCACCGCCCCAGTTTGTACTGGGGTCAGGGAGGGTGCGATCATTCGCCACAAACTCCGCAACTGATCCAGCCACAATTTCATGTGGACACTCCTTTCTGATCTTCTTAGCGAAGTAAAGCACCTCGCGTAAAAAGAAGACAATGTTAGGGTCTGGATCTCGACGTAGTGTGCCTCTATCATCGAAAACCTCTGCGAATAAGCCCTGATAAAGTTTGGGCCTAACGCGACCAAGAGGTGCCTTGCCCAATACTGCGGGCCAGGTCCTCTTGAAGAGGCGACCATTGGATAGGGCCTTGTCAAAGACTTTTCCCATGTCGGGAAAGTCAATGTATAGGACCCGGATTCCTCTGGTCTCGATGATCCTGGATAGTGACATTTCTGTTGCTTCCAGGGTGGCGCGGTATTTGCTGTTGTACGCAAGGATATCCTGATGGATACCCCATAGTACGCGAGCAGGACCATACCTATCCGTTTTCATGCTAGCTCCTTTATTAGAGGTAGTTATGGAAAGGGATGGAGGACACCAAGCCAAGATGGGTCAGAATGACCCAAAACAATCAGTCAATTAAGACTGACGTCCAAGTACCTTGTCGACATTGGTAGGCGTGAGCCATCCAATGAGCGCGTCTGCGCTCAAGTCGGTATCTGCCGCCTGCCTTCCCAGGTTGGTCTTCATGACCGTCCATACGGAATGCTTATTGGTGGATACACCCTCAGCATCATAGTTATCGATGTCGAGGCGCACAAGGTGGGACTCTCCGGTACCGTTCTTAGGAATGGTGTGGGAGATGTTCAACGTAAAGGACATGCTATTCGACGTATCGTCGAGATAGTATACTGCCCCGTAGTTGTCTTGGTTGATCTTTACCAAGGTCTTAGTGACCGAATTGTAGGTAAGATCTATGGAGTCGCCAATCATGGTAGTTTCCTTTCTATGGGAACCTCGTATGTATATTCATACGTAGGTCTTGGTGATTGAACTTCACCTTGCGGGCGTTCTTCGCCCGAGTGCCCTAAGGATTGCGAGTGACCCAACAATGCTCCATTGTCCACGATCCAGAAGAGGAAAGTGGAACGCAGGTGCAGCGGCGGGTACCCGTGCCTCTCGAAGCTTACGTGTGTAACGGAACGAACCCATATCAAGGGTATGTCCCGCAGCTAGGGTGACGTCAGCTAAACTTACGCTGCAGTCACATTTGGCCATCAGGTTGAGCCTCTCGGCTTCATATCTGATGTTTCCTCTCGTTAAAGAGAGAAGATCGCCAAAGTTAGAGAACCAATCAATTAGCCAAGACCAGGGCATTGCTTCCCAGATCAAGGCAAACGACGGGTTCTCTATCCCAAGCGCCGCTTTGGCGGCCGTAGCTTCAAGCTCAGTGAGAGAGCTGGGGAGATCACTAAGGAGTTTAATCCTAAGTGAGTACCAGTAGCTCTCCTCTCCACTGAAGACTGGTCTACCCTTCATAGAAGAGTAGATTATGCCTAAAGTGTAGAGACTACCGATGGTGTAGATCGGTGCAGATCCTAATCTGCGCCTAACTACATATCCGCTCTCCAAGTTACGGAGATAGCGGACCCTTTCTGCAATCGCTTCCGAAAAAGTCACAAGTGACCAAAGGTCGCGAAGCAGGGGTGCCCATCCAAACTGGTAAGCTAAGTTTAGTTCCGCCGGGTTCAATGCCCGTACACGGCCTAACTTGATTTCACCAATATGTTTGAGCATCCTGGGAAGATCACGCAGCTCAAATAGAAAGAGCGGCAGATCGACTTTTGGTCTGTTGGGGTTGGCATTCGCCAGAGCCTTAGCAGCCAAAATATCCCAATTGGGTAAAGGAGGAGTGTGATTCCAAAAGTACTGCATGTTTGACGCGTCAACGACGGGCCAGATCGCAGTCCACTCATGGTGAACACCATTATGGTATCCACCTGAGACATTTGGATAAACACCATCGAATTTCTCGATGACTAGGTCACCATCCTGGTCACGTGGACCGGTGGTATCCCAGCACTTCTCCTTGAACGCCGGAGTACCTTGAGTAAAGTTGATGAGATACGTACCAATATAGTACGCAGCATCACCTGTGGGTCCGTATTTATGGATCCTCTCACGGTATCTCGGAGTTCTAGCCATTGGCAGGTCCTCAGGGTTTGCGGGAGTCAAAATGAGTCTCAATTTGCTGAAAAAGTTAACAGCAAGTTAGAGATGGAGCCTCCTTATGGAGGCTC